ATCATCACGGTAATAATCATAAATTGTTCCTGTGGTCCAATTCACTCGTTGAATGACCGGTGAAATGTCACTAGATTTAATTTGTTTTGCGACAAAAATATTCTTTTGAATTTGTTTGATGGATTTTACGTCAGCTCCTGGAACTGGTGGATTATTATTATCTGGCCATGGTGTTGGTTTGGATAAGAAACAATAGTAAGTATGAATAGGTACCGATACTTCAGGTGGTACAACAGAGACCGGTGCAAAATACATCAGGTCTATCAGTGATATTTTCGAAGCGTTTGTGAGTAGATTTTGTGCCATGATTTATTTATTAACTGTATGATATGGATGCATAGGTATTTGCAAGGTTATCACCAAAACTAAAGTACCTTAAAGAACAACTTCTTGTTGCCGCCAAATTAAATGTTGTTGCACCTACTGAAGAATTAATTGCAGTGGCACCATGTGTTATTGTTCTTTGCTGACCTGAAGTGTTAGTAACAATTACATCTACAGATTTTCCTGGAATGTAATCACTTAAAGATATAGTTAAATTTGCCTCAATATTTGCTTTGGCCATTGCTGAACCTATAAATGAAATTGTCATTGCAGTTTGTGAACTTGGGAAAATTAGTGGTACTATTATTGTGTTGGCAGAATAAAAAGGCCCCGTAACTGTTAATGAACCTGGCACCAATAGGTCGGTGTTAACAACAATATTAGATGTATTTTGTAGTGCTGTGTTTGCTACACCGTATCCTGAATTGGCTCTTACAAATGCACCGTTAGCAAAAGATGCGGTAGTATTTTGTGATGCATAAGAAGCATTAGCAGTTACAAAGGCACCATTAGCGAATGAGGCACTAGAGTTTGCTTGACCATAACCAGAGTTGGCTCTTAAGAAAGATGCATTAGCAAACGTTGCAGTAGTATTCTGTGATGCATAAGAAGCATTAGCGGTTACATACGCACCGTTGGCAAATGCCGCAGTTGTATTCTGTGATGCATAAGAGGCATTGGCTCTATCGAATGATCCGTTAGCAAAGGTCGCACCAGAATTTGCAGCAAGAAATGCACCGTTAGCAAAATTGCCAGCAGAGTTTGCAACACTGGATGGTGTATTTGCCTTTAAGAAAGCCGCCTGTGCATATGCATTCGACAGACTGAAGATATCATCCAACGAGTATGTACTAGTTACACTTGTTTGTTTATTGACACCAATAACTATGGTGTTGGCTGTGTTTGTGGTAGGACTACCCTGCGGCAGTGCTGATATTTTTACTGTTGACATTGATTACCCCAATAGGATTGTTGTTTCATCTTCTGTTGTTATTGAATCGCCATCTTCCGTGGCAAGTTCCGGTATATATGCGGTACCATTTGGACCATATATCTTAATTTGGCTTGATGTTGGTGTACTGTTGGCCACAAAAGTTCTCTTTACAGAAAGATATGAATTGGCCGCCGAAGATAGATTGCTCGTTAGATAAATCTTTCCGTTTGTATAATCTACTGTGTTGACTACCATACTGCTATTGTTGTCAACAAGTATAACATCACCTTTATATACAATATCTCTTATTGGATATTCATTATCACTATAGTCACCATTGTTAATCAAGTCATATCGGCCAGTCAATGATGTAATATTTAGTGCATTAGAACCAGAATTACCAGTTACTACCGCCACATTTGCATATGTTAACCAAACATTGCTTGCAATTGTGATTGTGTTTGCTACTGAGTTGACCGAAACCACTTCTGAGAAAACATTAGGTCCATTTTTACTCTGAATAAAGATACTACTTTGACCTGGAAAAATAAAGTCAGCCAAATTTACACCAAGTAAATTATTAAATCTAATTATGTTGTTACTCTTATTGGTGAAATCTGTTACGATTGTGATTGCATCCGACACATGTTCACCTATGTGATAGTGTAGTTTGCTAGCAGAATATTCTGCGGTATAAACGTGTTGGTTTACACTGTTACTTGATTTTAAACCATAACGACCCAACACATTTGTGCCTAACGGATGCAAGAGACCTAAAAGAACATCTCTATACTTTGAAATTTCTTTATCGACTGTAATCAAATATGTAAAGTTGTTGTACCTATCATCCTGCATAACATCAAATGAACTTGGTTGACCTTGTGTGGTCAAATATTGGCCGTCACCAATAACTAATCCGTTTAAGAAGGTTGCGTTGGCTTTTCCGGAACCATCACCATAGGTTATGTAACCTTCTTTGTTATATTTTCTTGTGTATACAGTTCTATTACCTACTGCATCAAAATATGTGTATGATTTATCAAACTGTGGAAATGCGGAATTGGCCATCAATAAATTGATGTTTCTACCTTCTCCGTCTATTTTTAATACTAAGTTTGTATTTGGATTTCCGTTGTTGTTAAACACCTGCAAATTGTATAATGACAATTGTGAGTTTGCATCAGGAGCCAATAGGGAAACCGAATTAACTCTAGCAATATATGATGCTAAGTTAATTGTTGGACCTTGGTAAATATACTCACCTTTAATTGGTAAGTTTTGAATCGCAACATTTGATACAATAATGTCTTGTACTTTTAATGATACATTAGGTTGTGATTCATAATCTTCACCATAATTTTCAACATTAATCGTGGTGACCGCACCAACTCTATCAACAACTAATGAAAATTCTGCACCAGTTCCTAAAATTCCAGGCACCGTAAGTACTGCACCAGATGCGGTTGCGTTTGCTGATTGTACATCTACCGCCGGAAGAAAATCTGTTTTGTAACCAGTACCACCCAAAGGATACATTTTAACTGTTTCTAATGGATTATAAACATAGGATAAACCTGTAATTGTTCCGTTTGCACCAACAGAAGTTACATTTGCGTATGCACCTCGGCCCGAACCACCACTGAAAACAATTTTATCATTCGCTTGATACCAACCACCACCTCTAACGATTTGTATTGGTGCCAATATACCCAACGGCACAATATCGGCTCGTTGACCTTCATAGTCGTTGCCTGTATCTTCAGTCAGTATGGTGGACTTAATTTCAATATTGGGTATAGAAGAAATACCTCCACCACCATCATCCACAACCATACTATAAATTGAACTCGTTTCGAGTGTGACAAAAGAAAATGCATCAATCAATCTAGTATTTGCATTTGCTGAGGCCATATTGGCAAAATAATAACTACTGTTACTAATTATAATATTTTCTTTAAAAGCAATAACATCTGTTGGTATATAAGTTGCATTCGCTCTTGCATTTCCGGGTGCTGAAGATGTTGTTATTACTGCGCCTGCTGCCAATGGATTAGAAGATTGTATTGTAGCTGTCAGACTCAATATTGCCTGTGCATTCACTGAAGGCAAATATTTTATACTTGTTATAGAACCTGTTGAGGAAACACCATTAACATATGCAAATGCAGAATCAACATCGTTAACTCTATCATTAATTCTGTAACCTGAACCACCGGATACAATAGTATAAGGTGGTGGTAAAAAATTAGTCAATTGATATACGTTTGCTTTTGCGGCACCACCATTTTGTATAGTTACTATTGTGTTTGGTTTTAATGAATATCCAAAACCACCAGAAACAACATTGATACGATTTAAAGAACCTTTGGTTGTTTCACCAACAATAGCTGTTGCACCAACACCTGTGAGTACATCATCCAATCCATCATATACAACCACTGGATCACCAGGTTGATATAATGAACCTCTCTTAATTGGATTGATTTTAATTTGACTAATTTGGCCAACAATTTTTGCTGTAAGTATTTGGCCGCCAAATAAAACATCTTGGTTATTCGAATCAATAATTTTAACAAACTCACCAGACTGGAACAAACGTTCTATGTTTGATATGAATATCTCGGTCTTACCACCAATAAGAACTGCGGCCTCAATTGTTGCAATTGATTTTGATTCTAGGCCAAATACTCTGAGGTTTTTGGTGTTAAGAAAGTTTCTATTGCTTGATGCAAGTTTTAAACTCTTAGAAACATACCATGTACCAGCAGAAGCCTTGAATACGGCCTCTTTGGTATTGAATACTTCAAAGTCTGAGTTGAAAAGAATACGGAAAAGAAACTCGTATGATGCAGGTGTACCTTTGGTTTGATACAACTGTCGTGCAACCTTAATTGTTTCTTCTTTGTCTAGTAGTGTTTCTTTTGGAAAGAATGGTAAGAAATCGTTTGTAAAGTAATCTAAAAATTCTGTTGTCGTATCATCAACATCTTTGTATGACAATAGATTTTGAGTTCGTTCAGTAACTTTACCTGTTTGTTCCATCCATTCATAGTATGCCTTGAGAAAGGCGTGAAACTTTACATACTGGTCATTGTCACGAATGTGTTCGGGTAATTGGTCTTTGACCAATAGTGAGGTTAAATGTCCGTTATCTATCATGTTGATTTAGCTGTTACATTGACAACGATTGATTGTGGATCAAATTCGTCTACTGTAATGATTCTATTGTAGGAAGATGATACGATAGTTGTTGTTGGACTTGCAGTCATAGTCAATTGTCCTAAAGGATTGTCAATTGTTATAGGTGCAAATGCATTTAGTGTAATGATACCTTCATTATAATCTACTGTACCAATGTTGCCATCAAATATGGTTTTAACATTCAGTGTGTCATTGAAATATGTTCTTAATGTACCATATCTACCCTCAAGTGATACTGTACCTGCACCCAACACACCTGTTGTATCACTGGAAGAATTAGTAATTTTTAAAATTGCTGAAGTGTATCCTGTACCTGGAGTTAACACTTTGATTTCTCTAATAATACCATTAACTATTACAGCTTGTGCAGTTGCACCAGTACCATCTCCTAGTATAGTAACTGTTGGTGGATATTGATATCCGAAACCTGGATTGGTAACTGTTATAGATTCTACACCACCTGTAGATGATGGAACTTCTTCAACATAAAGTCCTTGAATCAATTGGGCCAAATTTAATGGATTTCTGAATACAACTGTTGGTGAACTCAATATGCCACTTAAAAACATTCCTTTTTTCAGAGGTGCACCATAATATAATTTATATGTTGTTGGTGTACTTAAATTTGGAAAGAATTTCTTTTGTAACTTAATAGAAATTTCATTGGTGATAATGGAAGAATCTAATGCATTGATTCTGTTATTAAAATCAGATGACTTGAATGTGGAATTAAATGTGTTTAATGTTGTTTTTGCATAAGAATTGATTGCACTTCTAACTGCGGCCTTAATCTGTGTTGCAGTTGATGTTGTTTTCTTTGGATCATATAGAACATTGGCTGTAATCTGTATATACGTATAATCTGGATCAACAATGGTTGGTTCGACCGTCATTATTGAGATTGGCTTCAGTACATCTGTAATCAATTTTAATTTTTGATTCTCTGTGATTGTATATGCACCAGTTGGTTTCATACAAACAAATACTCTGCCATACACAGGAGGATCATTCAGTTGACCACCCCAAACATTCACTGCATCAAAAGAATAACCTAAGTTGTTTTGTTGAATCGCTGTGATGTAATCATCTTTGGTAACTGCACGACCTTGTGCCGCATATGCTTTTGGTGCTTGAAATTTAATTGAATCAATAGATTCTTTCACTGCACCTTGTGTTGATGAAGTTATTGGAGATATGACAGTGTTTCCATACCCACCAACTGTACCCATTATTACGAAATTGTTTGCACCAGTAGAACCTGTTCCTTTTGTTACAACATATGATACTCTAACAATGTTACCGTTGTTTAAAGATTTGCCCAATACATTGTTACCAAAATAAATTTCATAATAACCATTCATACCTTCTTGTAGAAAATATACAAGTGAATTATTATTCAACGTCAAATAATCCGAAGATAAAGAGTATGTTGTTGTGTAATTATTTGAAGAAGATTCTTGTACTGAAACAAGAAGTGTGGTTGTATCAATACCAATTTCAGGTAATTTGAAAAGAGATTTTGGATTATCGGTTTTATTAACAGTAAAAGCATAAGTCGTTGCTTGGCCTTGTTTTAATGTTATGTCGTTGAACTGTGCAACACCGTTCACAACGTTTACTGTTTCTGAATCTGTGTTGACGAAATTATAATTGATTCCATCAATAGATTCAGAAAGAAAGTTTGTATATTTTGGTAACGTTAATGATGCATCAGTGACTTGATTTACTCTCAAATTGATTGTGGCTGAAGGTGCGATTGCAGATGTTGGTACATAATTTAATAGTTTTGCTTGAGAAACAACAGAGTTTCTTTGTAATGCGGTATCCATAAACATTTCATTTGCGACCATGTTTAGATAGTATGCATTATATTGTGTATTGTATGCCAAAACATCCAACAAAGTGGATATAGCAGAACCTTCATAATCATAATCTTGAAGAACACCGTTGTCCTTCATATAGTTTTTTAAACTAGTTTTTATTGAACTGAAATCCAATTCAGTGATGTTGAAATTTGAGTTAGCACCTGCCATTTTATCTGTTTCTCTCTAAAAAAACTGTTACAGTAGTTGGTTGTGTTGCATTTGCTATAAAAAATGTCATGGTAACATCATATGCATTTTTATCTGGATATGGTTGTACTGTGACATTCTTCAGATTTATTCTAGGTTCATAGTTGGTTATTGCAACAGTAATTTCTTTTTCCAAGGCCGATGCAGCCATAAATGAGATGTTTTCAAATAAAAGTGCATCAACATTTGATCCGAAGTCTGGATTCCAAGGTTTTTCAAATTTCTTAGTCAATAATATGTTTCTGACTGAACGTATGATTGCTTGACTATCATAACTCAATGCAATATCATTCACAGCTGGACGCTTGGCCAATGTGAAGTCTATGTCGGAGTAAAGTTTTTGTATGGTTGCCATCTTTTATTTATGTGTAGGAGTAAAACGCTTTTTTGGACTTTCGAAGCTGTGGGAGAAAATTCTTAGGCCGGAACGCAAAAATTCGAAATTCTGGTAATTATCCAATTCTTGATTTGGCCTTTTCTGTGCCGATTAAATTGTTCATCAGGTAATTTCCAGTCTCTCCTAAATTAGTGAGTTTCTTTGTTTTATTGTATCCATCAACGAAATTCTTAACTTGAATATAAAAATTGATATCAGAAGTTCTTCTAAGGTTCATATAATCAGTTAAATTTGTCATATGTGTATTAATTGTTGTTATTAGTGTACCACTCATATTTGATGTTGCATTAATAATACCTGTGTCTACATTGGCTGTCAAAACTATGCTGTTCACAACATTGGATTTATATGTTATTAATATATTACTGTTAGCCGAAAGTTGTGGTTCTATCAATAAACTAGTAAGACTGCCCATAATTGGTGCGTTATTTACAACACCATCTGTTTGATATGTGATGTACATTGCTGTTCTGCCACCACCTAAAACCATATCCAAATAAGGATTATTCGTATCTGTGCCATCAAAAGGGGTTACACCCGAAATTCTGTTGGTGTGAGCTAACATATAACGTGCTGAATTTGCAAGTGCCAGTGCGGAACTTCGAACATTGGCCATATTAGTCACACCGTTAGCAGTATTGGCGGCCGCATATATCAAATTGGCTGTTAATTCTATTGATACCACTACACTTTGTATTGGATTTTTATAATATCCACCAAAATCATTATTTTTGATATCTTGTACCTGCCATTCCTCAACAAAGGCCGGCATTGAATTCATATGTTCTTGTGTATCTAATGATAACTCTTGTATATGACCGTTCGGATCATCAAAATTATAACCAAAAGTTTGCCAGAGTCCTGTTGAGTTTGCTATTGTTGTCATATTATATTCTTATACAAATGGGCCAGTAATTGGTGGTGTTGTTGGTGATCCATTATTTCCATTTCCATGTTGATGTATGGCAAATACTGAACTGTTTACTACGTCTGACATTAATACCGACTGCATAACACCAATATTACCTAAAGAAAAATTGGCTATTGGTGCATTTACTGATATAACTGCATTAATTGTTCCAAGAGCATTTATTTGACCAGGTATTGCGAGTGGTGAGGCCGGTGTTGGAAATGCTGCAGATACACCACCTGATGTTGTGAATCCATCTAATCCAGCATATACACCACCACCCAATGCATTACCAGCAGTTACTCTGGACTCAGCAACAACAACGTCCGCAGTTATTAAACCAGCAACATCTAGGTCTGATGATATTGCAATATGGTCAGCGGCACTTAGATACATTGTTCCACCAAACTTTTCGGATGCTGATAGTTCCACATCACCATCACCAGATATAACCATTTTACCTATTGTCCTAAGTTGAGTTTCTCCGGCAACTAACATATCGAAATTACCACCAACTTGAATTCCTAAATTACCACCAACAGCAAAATTACAATTACCCTCTATGTCTATGTTGCAATTGCCTGATATTTTAATATTGTTATTTTGCACAATAATTGTGTAACCGTTACCAAAGACTTTGTGAACCTCACTGCCATCAGGATGCATCTCAATGAATGTTCCTACACGATGTGATAAACGAATACGTTCTCTGGTTGGAGTGTCATCCATTTCCAATTTGTGACCAGCTTCCGTTGCAGTGACATTATTGTATGGATATATTGGTTGATAGTCGGTGTTGGCCGCAGATTCTGGTTCTGTCCATGCACCTTCAACAAAAGGCATTTCATCTGAGTATATTGTTGTCATAATTTAAGGAGTTGAGTTACTAATTTGTTTGGGTATTATACTTGCCGCAACACTCTCAGCTGATGGTACTGTTGCTTCATATGCGGTGATTGTTTTGTTTGCATTATCAAGGTCCGCTTGTGAAACAGGAACTGCAAGTCCGGCGGTAGCATAACCCGCAATTGCAACTGCACCTACGGCTACAGCTGTTGCTGCTTTAACTGTAGTAACTGCTTCGTTCACCGTTTTTCTTGTTTCTGTAATAAGTTCACTTACGCCTGTTGGATCTGTACCTGTTCCTAATTCCTTTAAGAAATCGGTGAATACATTTTTTACCAATTTTAAAAATTTGGCTAAACATTCAGCCAAAAGTTTTAATAACTTTGCAGGAAGGCTTATAATCCATTGAATAATTGCTCTAATTTTTGTTATGTATGCAAGAACATATTTTTCAAAATCGAGAATCTTTTTCAAATAGTATTGAACAGTTTGTAACGATTTTTGAATTTTCTTCAATGTGGCCACAGTTGCAGCAAAAAAGCCAGTTTTATCGGTGAATCCTAATGTTTGCATAACTTTTCGTATGCCTTCTCTGATTGCACCTGCACTAGCTTTTATAAAATCTTGTAAATACACATTCTTACGCATCTCATCAATGAAACCACAAACGTGTGTTCTTTTTGTGTTCGTATACTGTGTTGATGTTCCGGTTATTTTACCTCTTGCGGCCGCCGAAATTGATGGTGCACCGGAAATTCGGCCTTCATTACCAAATCTGCCTGGAGGACTTAAATTTGCTTCAGCACACTGCGCTGGCAAATCTTTAGGAGAATCTTTTGGATATGTAAATTGTGATTGTGAAATGATATACGCTTGATATTCTTGTGCGGTAACTTCTGTACCATTAGGTAATGTAAATGCCATATTATCCTCCTGTGTCCGTAACTTCTGTGCTGGTTGCATATTCAGGTGTAACTATACCAGGTAAAACACCCATCATGATAGGCGCCTGTGCCGCTTCACCATCCATAAAGAAACCAACAATCCATTCACCTAACATAGGTGCAGAAAAGGATTTCGAATTGTTTAATGGATACATTGGTAAGGCCCAAGGTAGGTCCTCTGTAGGCAAATTCATTTTGTTATCTGTGTGCCATCCAAAAATCCTGACACGGCACCTACCCAGTCCTAGTGGGTCTCCTCTAGATTCCAAAATTCCAACCCACCATATGAAACCATCTTTACCAATAAAATTATTCATTTAAACCTCATTTTATATTACAACTGTCTGGCTTGGAAATCCAAGTTTTGGTTTTGTTTGAACCATAGTGTTTTTCGCTAACTCCAAAACTGTTTGAAAAACACCTTGTGCTTGTAAAATATGCCTCAACCCAGTCACAAGATATTTACCAGAATAGTATACATCTTCGGTTGCTGAAATTCCATCAGTAATACCCAAAGAAGGTAACGAAACATAAATTATTTTTCCCACAGTTATATCACTATTGCCTGGAATTATAGCCTTCATCACGGTGCGGTTGGCCAATGCAACTTGTGCTATTCTATTTGGAATATATGTTTCAGCACGAATATCTCCCGCAACACTGTTTGGATCCTTCTTTATATAGTCTGTTGAGGATTGTGTTGAATTTCCAAATGCTAATTTTAAATTACTCTCATACATTTCTTCTGAATATTTACCAAATCTATTTAATGATGTGCCGCCAGAATCATAACCATTTAAATTGCCTTTAGTGAAGTCTGTTATTGTTTTTGTTCTTGTTATAGGATCAATAGTAATCAATCTATTTGCATAAATTCCAGCACTTGTTGCACTCAATGAATCAAAAGTTTTTATGAATTCATAATCCAGAATGGTAAAATAGTTATCAACCGGCAGGCCGGCCAAATTTGATGGTTGATACTTATATACTGCATAAGGATTTTTATCAAATAAAGTTTTTAGTGAGTTAAAATAGAAACCTTTTTTGGTTTCAAAGA